ATCTGGAATCCTTGGAAAGAAATAAAACGACTTGAGATTGAACTGGAGTTGCTACAGGAACGGCATGAGCTACTGAAGACTAAACATCAGATTCAGACTGAGATGCTAAAGCACTTACAGAAAAATGATGTTCGTGGGAAGGATGGTCGGTTCAAGAAGGCTGATTAAAAAGCCCCAACCGAAAGGAAGGGGCTGAAGCGGTACAGCTGAGGGCTAACGGGGGGGCATTGTATATGCTCCCTTTTTTTATGTATACTGCTGGATTCATAACAAAAAGCAAAACAGGCTAACATCTATGGAATTAAGACCGCACCAAGTTAAAGCTATTGGGATGATCCGGCACTCACTCAAGACCGGGCATAAACGTCCCTTGCTGGCTGCTCCATGTTCGTTCGGAAAGACAATTACAGCGGCATGGCTGATGAAGGCTGCTGCTGAGAGGGGCAAGAGGGTGGTGTTCTTCTGCGACCGGGTGAAACTCCTACAGCAGACTATAGACGCGATGGAATCCCTTCGGCTGGAGTTTGGTGTAATGCAGGCCCAGCATCATCAAACTGATTACTCAAAGCCCATCCAGATCGCCAGTATCCAAACGGTGGCTAGAAGGGACAGGAAGCCGGAGTTTGATCTGGCTATCGTTGACGAGTGCCATACCGCCTACGACTCTTTGACTCAACTGATGGATCGTTACGACCAAGTTCCCTTCATTGGCCTGTCAGCTACCCCCTACTCAAAGGGACTGGGCAAGGTATATGACGACCTTTTGGTTCCCATCACGACTCAGGAACTGTTAGATCAGGGGTATCTATGTCCTGTTGATTACTATGGAGGCCGGTCGGTATCAACGAAGGGGATCAAGACCAAAGCACTTAAGACGGGTGGATCTGATTACGATCCTGAAGCACTCGCGGAAGCCATAGAGAACGACAAGGAGTTGGCAGGCGATATCGTCCGCAATTGGCAGCAGTTCGGTGTAGGCCAGACGATAGCCTTCTCTCCATCTATCAAGCACTCCAAATACCTTGTTGACCTCTTTCTTGATGCAGGTATCTCAGCAGGTCATATCGACGGCTACATGGATGAGACCGAACGGAAGCGGTTGTTCAAGGCCCACGATGAAGGGGTAATCAAGGTACTCAGTTGTTCCCGGCTACTGAATACCGGATATGACGCACCTACCGTGAGAACACTTATTGACTGTTTCCCGACACGCTCAAAAATTGTTTTCCAGCAAAGGGCCGGAAGAATATTCCGCACTGCTCCCGGTAAAGACAAAGCAATCTATTTAGATCACGCTGGCAACGTGGCAAGGCATGGTTTCGCTGAATCGCTGGTGCCTTCTTTGCTGGACGATGGCGAACAGAACTTCAGGGAGGAAAGACAGATCAAGGAACGTGATGAGAAGGAAACCCGGATTCAGACCTGTCCACTATGCCAAAGGCAGATGGCCGGTATCAGGTGCGCTTGCGGTTACATGATACCAATTCGTGAACAACTGGAAACCGATGGCACGATGTTACAGCGTATCGAGAGAACCCGTACCTACTCGATGGCTGAGAAGTCCGAGTGGTACTCTTCCCTGTTACGTTACGCTAGGGTGAAAGGCTACAGTGACGGCTTTGCTGCTCACAAATACAAAGAAAAGTTCGGAGTATGGCCGAGGTCGTTAAACGTCAATCCTAATCGACCAATGATGCCAGAGGTTGAGAAGTGGCTCTTGCACAAGCAGATCAAGTGGTCAAAAGGCCGGGAAGCGCACTGGATGAAAGACTAGTGTTACAAAGTATTACACAAATAACTCAAAACAAGTGTTGCAACGTAATTAAGCATTGGGTTTAATTAGCTCCACAGAGCAGGGCATAAAGCACTGCCGAAACGAGGGCAAGACAATGAACATTATCAGAATTGAAATTGTTGGTCGCAAGATGGATCAGACCAGGATTACCACGATTTCCGGGGAAACCCGAGTACTGGGTCGGAGGGAGCCGCAATGGCCCGCCTCGGGCTGGTACTTCGACGGAGAGTGGGTAGCGCCACTAGGAATGGGAAGGCCGGTCTGGGAAAAGGCTCCAAAACCGAGCAATTAACCAAATCAGGCCAAGGACGGCCAACAACAGAGGGCAAGACAAAATGCGAGTGCTAATAGCTTGTGAATACAGTGGAGTAGTTAGGAGAGCCTTCAGGGCTAAAGGGCACGATGCCTGGAGCAACGACCTACTGGATGCAGAAGACTCACCAGAGTACCATTTCAAAGGGGACTGCTTTGGCGTTATCCGGCTGGGCTGGGACATCATCATCATGCACCCGCCTTGCACAGCTTTAGCAGTATCCGGTAACAGGTGGTACGGTACAGGGATGCCCATGTTTGACAAGCGCCTAGAGGCTACAGCATGGACTCAGCGCCTCTGGCAAGTGGCTAAGGAGAACGCAGGCAAGGTTTGCATGGAGAACCCTGTTGGCGTATTGAATAAATTAGAGGGCCTACCAAAGCCCCAGTACGTCCAGCCGTGGCAGTTCGGGCATGGCGAGACTAAGAAGACTGGCCTATGGTTGCACAGCCTACCCTATCTGACTCCTACGAACATTGTAGAAGGCAGAGAACAACGGGTGTGGAAGATGCCGCCGTCAGAGAACCGCTGGAAGGAACGCAGTAGAACCTATGAAGGAATTGCTGCTGCAATGGCGGCACAGTGGGGTTGACTTCTTTAGAACACCCCAGTAGTATAAACATTAACGGCATTGCGCCGTTTGGAAAATAACCCAAAGAGATTAAGAATATGGCGATTGAAACTGTAAAGCTGGTTGATGTGGAACTCCAGTGGGCTTGCCTGAGCCACACCAATGACCTGTCGGGTAAATACCAAGTAGACCTTGTGAACCTGTCGGAAGAGAACCAGAACAAGCTCCTCGGTCTCGGCCCCTTGCGTCTGCGCACCCGTGACGACAAGCCTGAGAAGGGTACGTTTGTGACTGCTAAGTCTCTGCACCCGATCCTGACAGTAGACTCCAAAGGCGCTCCAGTGACTGCTAAGGTCTCCAACGGTAGCCGTGGCAATATTGTATGCTCGGTGTTCCCGTTCAAGCGCAAAAGCCCTGACGGCTCCACCCACGGCCTGAGCATTGCCAAGCTGGTCGTTACTGAGCTGAAAGAGTTTGAACCCGCTGGCGTTGATGACGGCGAACTGTAATGCTGTTGATTGACGGTGACATCATCTGCTACAGAACAGTCTTCAGCCGTGAAGTGGAAGACTTGGATGATTGTTACCGTATTGCTGACGACTACATCCGTAACATCCTGAAGAACACCGACCCCGAAATTAACCAATATTGTGTGTTTCTAAGCGGTAAGGGGAACTTCAGGAAGGATGTAGCAGTCACCAGAGAGTACAAGGGCAATAGACCCTCAGAGAAGCCAGCCTACCTACAAGAAGTACGGCAGCACCTGTTAGATACTCACCCGTCCGACCTGTCAGTGAATGAAGAAGCAGACGATAGGATAGCCATAGAGGCTACCCGCCTCGGTAATGGCAGCATCATCTGTAGCATTGACAAGGACTTCGATCAGGTTCCTGGGTGGCATTACAACTTTGTGAAGAACGAAGTGTACTACGTAACTGCCGCTCAGGGACTCCTTTCTTTCTACTGTCAGATGCTGGTAGGCGACAGGATCGACAACATACAGGGTGTCAAAGGTATCGGCCCTGTGAAGGCTAAGAAACATTTTCAAGACTGCAAGACCGAACGCGCCATGTTTGATAAGTGCGTGGAGCTGTTGGGGTCTGAAGAACGGGCGATAGAGAATGGAAGACTACTCTACTTACGGAGGCATGTAGGTGAGATATGGCAACCCCCTAAAACTACCAAGGCCACGGAATGTGAAGAAACGCAGAGAGAAGCCGCCAAAGGGGTATGACAGTTGGTTCGAGTACGACTTACACACCAAGCAGTTGAAAGGATGTAAGTGTCATACAGAGAAGGTAGAGTACGTTCAAGTAAAGACTTATGAGCCTGACTTCATCTTCAACGATACCTCACGCAAGGGCGGTTGGAAGATTTACATAGAGGCCAAGGGACGTTTCAGGGACAGAGGGGAAGCCCGTAAGTACGTTGATGTACACAAGGGGCTAGGGAAGAATGAGGAGCTGGTGTTTGTGTTCTACAACCCCATGACTCCTATGCCTGGGGCGCGTAAGCGGTCAGATGGAACCAAACTGACTCATGGTGAGTGGGCTTCCCTACAGGGCTTTAGATACTTCACAGAAGATACCTTGCCGGTATCATGGAGTAGAGCATGAGAATAATGGTGATCCCAGACTGCCAAGTAAAGCCGGATGTATCAACAGACCATCTTTCCTGGGCAGGGCAGTACGCAGTAGATATGAGGCCTGACGTTATCGTCAACATTGGGGACTTCTGGGACATGCCAAGTCTCAGTAGCTATGACAAGGGTAAGAAGTCCTTTGAAGGCAGGCGGTACACCAAAGACATAGACGCTGGCAATGCTGCAATGGCATTGTTGATGGCTCCTATCATCGAAGAGCAGCAGCGTCTGAAGAGAAACAAGGAGAAGCTCTGGAAGCCCCGACTGGTGTTCACACTGGGCAACCATGAGAACAGGATCGCTAGAGCGGTAGATAACGATGCAGTGTTGGAAGGTGTTATCGGCTTTGACGATCTTAACCTGAAGAAGTACAACTGGGAAGTCCACCCTTTCCTTGAAGTAGTCAATATCGGTGGGGTACTGTTCAGCCACTACTTCACCAGTGGTGTCATGGGGAGGCCGGTGAATTCTGCCAAGACCTTACTGACCAAGAAGATGATGTCAGCCGTTATGGGCCATGTGCAGGACAGGGACATTGCCTATAGCCGTAGGGGAGATGGTACACCAGTGACAGGCATCTTTGCAGGTATCTTCTATCAACACGCTGAAGACTACCTGACGCCTCAGACTAACGGTAGCTGGTCTGGTGTGTGGATACTACATGATGTAAAGGGCGGCAGCTTTGATGAGATGCCAGTGTCTTTGCAGTATCTGAGGGATAGGTATGGACGGGCATAACCAACAACTCAGGAAACAGCCACTCCCCTCTATAAAATGGCTGCGGGAGAACCTGGGGTACGACAAAGATACTGGGGAGGTGTGGTGGGCGAAGGCGGCGCAGGGGAGGCGTTTAGGCCGTTCGGCGGGTTCTATTAGGAGCTACCACAGGCTGGAGAAGCGGTGGGTAATTCGCTTGAGCGTGGGGGGCCGTCGAGTGAACCTTTACCGCAGCCGTGTTGCCTTTGCGCTGATGGAAGGGCGCTGGCCTGACTGTATTGATCACGTAAATGGCGACAAGTTAGATGATCGGTGGGAGAACTTGCGAGAAGTGACCAATGCGGAGAACTTACGGAACCTCCCAAAATATAGAAATAACACCAGTGGTAGCGTGGGGGTTTATTGGTGTGCCGATAGGAGCAAGTGGAGGGTACGCATAAAAGTCCTTGGCGCGTTTCTCTCTTTAGGGTACTACGCCGACTTCGACTCTGCCGTGCAGGTCAGGAAGTCAGCAGAACTGAAGTATGGCTTTCACGAAAATCACGGGAGGTAACACAATGGTCGGCACAGCAACAGAGTG